CAGCCGCTACGGCGGTGAGAGCACTTATCTTTCGCCGGGTCAGTGGTTGGATTGTCGCGCTCATCTGCAACCGGCGGCCCGTCATATCCGCACCCGACGCCGCGATACAGCCACTGGCAGACGTCGGCAAGGATGGTTCGCGCCGGGATGATAGCGTTGTCGCAGTCAATCGGTGTCGCCAGCGTGTAAGTGACCTGCTCGAATGTCTCTTCGGTCATCTCTTCCACAACGTAGCGGGAAACGGCTTCCTGAGTCGGATCTGCATCAGGGTTTCCATTCGGGAAATTCACCGCATCCAGATTTTTTACCGGAACCTGCCGGCGAGTTATAACCACACCGAGCATATCGTCGAAGTCGTGGTTGATGCCCGTCAGTAAACCCGTGACGTTCGCCACCACCATTGTTGGCCGGGCATATGTGCCTTCGTTCTTTGACTCGAACCCTTCGACTGCTATCGGGTATGCCTGATACTGATTCCCCTTCCAGATCACATTTCCGTAATATCCATTGGTGCCGGAATGGAACCGGATAAGGTCTCCGCCAAAGGGTTGCAGGTCGGCTTCGAACAGGTCGATAAACGCGCCTACTCCGGCGTCGACGCTATCAATAATCATACTGGCTGGTATGTCGCGCACGGCAAACTCCCATAAAAAAAGCCACCAAGTGGTGGCTACTGTTTGAATATCAGGATGTTGCTTACTGATAACCCTGGTTAACGTGTAAGCTCAGCCCGTCAGTGGTGGGACACTGACGTAACCATCGAAGGGGGATGGCTGATTACCTCTGATAAAGGAAAAATAATGTCAGAATTGAAATTAAACGCTATTGACTTTATTTCTTTTGCGGCCGCTGGAAATACATTTAAATTAAAAGCTAATTTGATTGGCCCTAATGACCAATTTCATTCGGTAAACCTAGATATAGCGCCAGATGAGATAAAGAATAAAACCATCGGTGAGATTGAAAAACTTGCTATTCAAGCCTTGCGTTCAGCTTGAATTACGGCAATTTGATCTAATTTCGCAGTGATTTGATTATAAGCACAGGTGTGAGCGCTAATAACTTCTTCCATCTGTGCTTTCATTGAATCAACCATAGCCTCTAACTCTTCAACACGTTGTTCTAAAGTCATAACTGTCTCCCGCCTTTCGGCTTATCGTGGTACTTGTTCAAAAGTGGCCGTCAGTTCAAACAGCGGCCCGGTCTTTGTCATATTCCAGGAGCGGCAGACAAAAAGCTTCTGTACTCCCGTATCGGATGGCGTCCAGTAGAATGATTCAACCGCGCCTCTGGCTTTCAGGAACGCCTCGGCATCCTTAGCGGGGTTGCTACGGCACGCCCCGCTGACACCGCGAAAGGTGAGCGAGTATTTATCCATCAGTGGATTGATACCCTTCACCTGTCGCTGTTCGTAACCGTCACCGAGCTTAACAACGGCTACGTTTGGGGTACGTTCAACCTGGTAAGCTCGCTGCGGTGTCCATGTGAATGTTTCTGGCACGATTACCTCCGTAGTAACCCGTTAGGGCGTTGTTGGTCGCGGATGGTATTGAGGCTGACCTGCTTCATCATCTGTGACATCTTCGCCATAGTGGCATCATCTATGCCGCCGGTGGTGTTGATTTCAAAAGTGATGTGCTGAACCACACTGCCGCCGCCACTGCCACTTCCCTGCATATCCCGATTGCTAATCACCCGACCATTGTCACCCGGTATCATGTACTGGCTACCGTTGCTGGTCTGAAATATCTCTGGCTTACCCTTCTCACCAACGCGATACATAGAACCGGCATCGACTGGCCCACCGTTGTAGCGAGCACCAGCAACCGCCATTCCTTTGGCCGCCAGGAGTGAGCCAGCATAGGCCGTCTGACCAACAGCAGCAGCACTCCCCATTGTTGCTATAGAAGCACTTATTGCAGCAGGGGCCCATGCTGAAGCAGCGGCAGTCGCTTGAGCCATTGTCGATGCCAGCGATGCCGCGGCAGCAGCCTGCCCCATTAGCTGACTCTTAACCCACTCCACGCCCATCTGAACAAAGCTGCCAACAACACTGTTAAGGATGGTAGTGCCGATGTTAGCCAGTGATTGTTGAAGGCTCTGAGTGCCGTTAATCAGCCCGGTTATGGCATTGGTCGCCCCGCCCTGAAGCGAATCTACAGCCGCGCCAAGCATGCTATTAATCTCGCTTTGCTTCTGCCATTCCTCCCACATTGCGGCCATGCGTTTCTGATGATACTGATCTTCAATTCCTGCACGGACGGCTTCTGCTTCTGCAATTTTTTGTGGGTAGAGTTGCACATACTCGTCAAGCTGCGCCATTTGCTGTGCGTAGATGTTATCTACTGCGGCAACTGGTGATACCTGCCCCTGTAGCCCGGTAAAGTTTTGACCCGCCTGTGTGCGCTTCATTTCCTCTTCCGCCGCCGCTTTGGTTGCCTGCTGTACTTTCCAGATGGACTCCGCTTTCTGTTCCGCTTTGGCGATCTGCTCTGCTGATGCTTTGTTACCAAGCGCAACAACAGCATCGTATTTCGCTAATTCGAGCGAGCCATCGGCGTAACCAGTGTTCAGGCGATCGAGAGCAGCCTGTTGCCTTGAAAGTGACTGCGCAGCCTCATCAACAGCTTTAGTTCCCTCTTTTGTAGACTTTGTTACTGCTGAATCAGCCTCCTGAAGGTCATATCTTTTTGCCGCAGCCTCTTCAATCTGCCTCATCTGATTTGAATGCGCATCCACCCCCGCATCCAGGGCCGCTTGTCTGGCCTCGGCTACAGCCCTTTCTTTTTTGTCTGTTATGGACAGCAGATTGTTTTGCTTTTCAAGGCTGGACAGGAGTTTATCTCCATCCTCGCTGCGCATAACCATCAGACTGGAAGAGTTATATTTCTCCTTCGCTTTGGCGGCGAAATTGATCATATCGCCAAGCTTGCCCATCATTCCGGCGGCGACACCCGCTTCCTCACCATCCCGGCGAAGCAGGTCAATCCCTTGCCTCATCGTGCCATTGAGCGTGGCGCGTCCTATGTTAATAGCGTTCTGCGTCTGGCTAAGGCGATTCTGCGCACGTTCAAGCTCGAGAGTTGCAATCGCTAATTTATCCTGGGCACCACCTAATGCTTCAGCGGCCTGACGGCCTCGAGTAGTGTTCGTTCCCCAGTTTGCGATCTCCCTTTCTTGCCTCTGAACAGCAGCTGTAGCGTCGTTAAATTCTTTCTGTGCGTCGGCTACCGCATCGCTAAGGGTTGGCAGATTCTGGCTCAACTTGCCAATGGTTGCTGCAAGCTCGGTATGCGACATGGTCTGGAATTTGGCGCTCAGATCATTGACGCTATCAGCCAGGTTATTTGCGTCGTCTTTGGCCTCTTTGGCTCGCTGAGAGAAATATAGAATCGCACTGGCCGCGAGCATCGCTGCGCCAGCGGGACCACCGATGAGAGACAATCCTCGGCTAACCAAACCAGCCCCGGTAGACAATCCAGCCTGTGCCGCCTTATTTGCTGCCAGAGCGCGATTGTAATTATCAACAGCTCCAGCTGCTGCTATACGGGCCGCAGATAAACGCTGCTCAGCAGCGGCAGCGTTCGTTGCACTAACGGCTGTCTGCTGCATCATTTCCGCAAGGCGGATTTCATCCAGCGCACGTTCTTTTGCGACGGCGGCAGCGCGGAGATCTGCTGTAGCTTTGTTTGCCGCCGCCTGTGCGGCCTGCATTTCAGCGGCTGACTGATTTCTTGAAGCCACAGCAGCCTTAACTTTTGCAGCGGTCGCCATAGTCAGAGCGCCAACGTAACGACTTCCCATTACCGCTGCGACACCAGTCAGAATGGCGCTTAAAGCGCCGATGTTCTCACTGACGCTGATTACGGCGTCGTTGAAAATCGCTGTACCGGTTTTAACCGTAGAGTTTTCACCAAAGAACTTGGTGATATTGTTTCCGGCAACCTGCAAAGCCTGACTGATAGTTGTGGTTGTATTGGCGAACTCATTGCCGATCGTCACCCCTTGTGAAAGTAACCCGTTCACCACAACATCAGTAGTCAACTTTCCGGCCGCAGCCATCTGACGCATCTGTCCAATGCCAACCCCCATAGAGTCAGCAAGCGCCACAATCAGGCGGTTCCCCTGCTCATTCACAGAGTTGAATTCTTCCCCGCGCAGCGCACCAGAAGCCAGCCCCTGAGACAACTGGATAATAGCGTTTTCGGCCTCTTGCGCGGTCGCACCGGAGACAACAAACCCTTGGTTGATGATGGTAGTCAGCTTAGCCAGATCATCAGCGCTGGTTCCATATTCCCTGGTTGCTCGCTCCAGCCTTGCATACAAAGAAGCTGTAGCGTCGAGGCTGCCGCGAGTTTGCTGCGTGATATTAAATACTCGCTCAGTAACGTCAACCAGTTGCTCGCTAGGCCGAAGGGCGTTTGCCAGTTTGTTGTTCAGAGTCGTCCATGCGTCAGCGTATTGAGCCACCTGCTGCACAGACAAAATTGCCATAAGAGAAGTGGCAACCCGGCTTAGGCTGCCGAAGGAGGAGCTCAGCGATGATGCAGCTTTGTCTGCGCGGTTGAACCCACCTTCCATGCCGTCGGTTACGTTCCGCACCTGCTTGTCAGCGCGTAGCAACTGAGCCGTATCAGCCTTAATTACATATTCAATATCGCCTACGTTCTCGGCCATTTCATTTTCTCCGGGCAATAAAAAACCCCGGAAGGCCGGGGTCGTTATTATTTTTGTGAGCAGATTTTTATCTGTTCGGGTGTAAAGTTCGGATCTATCCCATCTGAAAGCACTACCCATTTCATATCGAAGGTTGAGTATTGCATATCTTTCAAGTCGCCTCGTTTATAGAGAGCAAGCAAATTGTTTAGTACTGATATTTCTTCACTGGAAGCGTTACTTTCATCAGCAAAAATGAATGATTTTGCATCCTCTATTGGCTTTGGAATACTAACCTTCATCATTACCTCAGTGGCATCACCGACTGACTTCTCACTCACTGGTTCAAATTTCACTTTTCCGTATACGTATTCACTCAGTTCGTAATACTTATTGGTTGATGGTAAGGTGTTTTCATCAAAGTAATGAAAATTCTTGACGAAATTTTCTGAACACTGTGAAATCTTGCTTTTTGAAAGCATACTTATGTCTTTGCTTTTTATGAACTTCTCTACTTTGTCTGTTGCAGTATCTTGCCCGCAGCCTGATAGCGCCATCGCCAAAATAGCAATCGAAACCAACCTCTTCATATCCCTATCCCCTTTGGTAAATGTGCCAAAAGAGTAGCAGGGATCGCGCGACGACAGAACAGTTACAGATCACTTGGTGACTAAAGCAATGAATAATGGAACGAGTATTGCAGATACCAAAAGGCCAACCAGCCATTTTTGGTTGTCGTCGATCTTATCAATGAACCGCTTTTCCATTGATGATAGGTTTTGGTTGATGCTTTTCAGCTCAGATTCAATGCCTCGGATGTTTCGCTCTCGCAGTTCGTCTGTGGCTTCAAGTCTTGCAAGTCTCTCGCGTGTGTACATATCGCCTCCGTCACCGCCGCTACCGCCACCACCATGTTTTGGGAAGTCTACAAAGTGAATATTGTCATCCATCTTGCTATTCATTAGTCCCTTTCCCTGAATCTGAAAGCTTCTGCTCCACCCACTTCAATACCGGCCACGTTGCAAAATGCATCGAATACGCACAGTTTTTGCATATCAATCGATACTCATATTTCACCAATGAGTATGGTGGCCCTTCTGTGTCGAGTTTGACTGGGATGGCATAAGTGCTGCTTTCGCACCCTTCAGGCCCTACAGTCATCGAACTGGCGTTAGGGATAGAAATATCATCACTACCACAAATTGGGCATATGACTGTTTTGACGCCGCGTTCGAAAAGATATTCAGAGAATAGCTCTGGAGTGACTTTCTCCAGTCGTCGCTGAAGTGTCAGTTGAAGCTGCATTTGGCGCTGTTTTTCATCTTCCACGTTGATTCACCACGAAATGTATTTCCATGAATCTATCACGCGTGGCATTTCTCCATAAACTGATCTTATATCCATAGCGACGACAAAACCCGCAGTTAAGCGGGTTCGGATGTGCTCTTCAATCAGGCAGATTTGGTTGGAAGGTCGTTACGAACCTCTGGCTTCTTATCGCAGGTGGTACTGGAGAAATTGTTCTTTGATACCCACTGCCAGTTGAACGGATAGCCGGCGCGATACTGGGTCTGGTTGGCTACTTTGCGAACTCCGTAAATCTGCACGGTGGTATCTTGCCCGCCGAGCATTGCCACAGCCTCACAGATCGGTTCCTGTTTCTCCATGATTCCTGCGCAACCAGCGAGGAGTGCAACGCAGATCGCAATAATTGGTAGTTTTTTCATTCCTTTATCCCTCTACGCCATTTTAGGCATTATCCTATAGCCATAGACTAAATGAGTAAACGACAACCACCCCCTCAATCTTTGTGGTTTTCAAATGCTCTATCACCGATTTTCCGCGCCATTGCGGATCTCTGATGGCCGTCAGTTTTCTGGCGGCTTCTTTTTCTCAGTAAATACCCGGCAAATACATTTGCACCTCATCAGCAACGCGATCACGCGCTGCATGGAGTAGCTTTTTGCGTCCGCCAACTCCCCACCGGGCCATCTGGCTGGCGCACTGACTGATCGCTTTGGTTTCGGTGTTAATAACGTGGTCGATTTTGTTGAGACGGGACATGGCATCGAACCCGCGACGCATCAGCATTTGAAATGTCTCATAGACTTTGATTTCAAAAAGTGAATTGAGCCAGGCTGCATAGCGTATAGCGATAAGCTCAAGCCCCCAGGAACCCTGAAGTGGGCCACCCTTAATGGTCATAACCGATGCGATTTTCTTCGCATCGCTCAGGGCTTGCACGAACCGCCTTACTTGCTTGGTTTTGAGAAACTCACCTGGTCGCTGTGATTCAGTGGCTTTACCTTCAGCCACAGCCGCTGTATGGAGATCAAGGAGATTAATGCGGTCCGTTCCGTTGCGCGTCGATAGCCAGCATTTGCTCGGCCCAGTCCATAACCTCGTCGTATTTCTCCTGAGTCGGCACTTTTGCTTTTTCCTTCTGCGGGAACTTGGCATTCATGGCGGCGCGGAAGCTGGTCATTGTCATGTTCCAGGCATCAGACTCGCTCATTCCGAGGTGAGCAACAGCGGTGTAGACGAATGATCGTACATCGAATTTGTCACTGTATTCTCCTTTTTTTCCTTCGAAATCCTCCGGCGGCTGATCGCCCATTACGCCATGCAGAATCAGGTGGCGGGCAAGCTGGATAACATCCTCGATCGGGATAGCCCCAGGCTTGAACAGCAGTCGCCCTGCCGCGTTCACCGAGTACGAACCAATCACCTCTGCAATATCACCCTCAGAGCAATTCCGTACTACGTTTGCCGCAGATGCTGCCATTTCAGCAAAGCATCGGGCATTGGCCGCCTTCATGATTTGAGTATCGGAGATTCGGTGTTTCGGGTAATGCCCGGCATGAACCTTCACGAAAGCATCAACAATCTGTTCCGGCGACCCAATACGAGACATGGCGAGGAATGAAGGGTTGAGGAATACCTCTTTGCCACTGGCGCGGACAACGGCCTGGCCGATATCGGTTATTGCTTTCATGAAACCTCTCAAAAAAAAGGGGCCGAAGCCCCTGATATCACGCTGCGTTGACAACAACCGTAGCAGACCCGGACGTCACGCTGCCCGCTGTGGAGGAAGACACCTGACAACTGTATGATCCGGCATCACCGGCAGCCACGTTTGCTTTGGTGAATGTTGCTGATGTTGCGCCAGAGATGTCACTACCACCCTTCTTCCACTGGTAAGTCAGTGCTGAATTGTCAGACACAGTCGCAGCTACCGACAGGTTCAGCGCATCACCAACGGTCAGCGTACGATTCTGCGGTTGAGCTGTGATAGTAATGACCGCACCAACATCACGAACATCAACCTGCCCTGCGCTGGACGCTTCGATAGACCAGGTGGCGACATCGTCGTGCGGTGCTTCATCGCCCCATGACGTCACCATGAACGGACCTTCGGTGATATCGTTAGGGGAGATGATTTTGAACCACACATACGGCTGGTTGCTGGTCTCTGCTGGCGGGTTGTAGACGTGACGCTTAAGCGCGTTCTGCGCATAAACATCCTCTTTGCGGGTCACACCGTCACCAGAGAACGAAATGTTCTTGTAGGTAACGAGGCTCTCCTGAGTAAATGCAGCGCTCATGTCGCCGGTCGCATCTGCGGTTTCCCACTCTGCATTTACTGTTTTGCCGCGCATCATGCCGAGTCGGCGGTAAGCGCTGGCGGTAGGTTGTACTTCAGGGCATCCAATCGCGTAATAAACGACGACGTCGCGCCCGGTAAAAGCGCCCGATTCACACGCCATAGTGATTTATCTCCGTGTTATCTGGAAATGATGGTTTGAAAGGAAATATCGAAGAGGTAACGCCCTTCTTCGGTCTGGATGGCGGTGATGCCGCCTATTGGCTGCATCGAAATGATGCATTCGGTTTTGTAGTCGTCGATCATCGCCTGGCGGATGGCGTCGGCGCGATCTTCAATCTCGTTAATATTGCTGTCGTTCTGGCCTGACAGGAGGAGGATGCGGAAATAATCGCGGGTTATCGCTTCTTCTGGCTTGCCGCCACCGTTCTGCTGGATGACAAGGTATCTTTCCCCCTCGGTATTCTCCAACTCATTCCAGAATCGCTTCTGGACGCGATAACCAACATCAAAGCCATGCGACTGCAACCACGCTCTCAGCGCGTCATACACTTCGCTACGCGTCATACTTTGTACCCTTGCTTGATGATGGCCTTAATCTCGTTGAGACCGTCACGCTCAAAGCCTTTGCGGAGGAAGTCCGGTTCGCCATCTGGATCCCAGTAATTGCCGCTGCCGTCTGGCCTTGGCTTGCCTTTCAGCTTGCCCTTTGCGGCATTAACTGCGGCGGCATAGTTGGCCGCATACCCCACCCGCCCAATCATTCCTGATGGCATTGGTTCGAGTTTTTTGTATTGGCTGTTGATGAGAACTGATGTTTTCGCAACCGGAGTAATCAGCGCCGCATGGTTGGCCCCGGCATTCATGACTTCATAGAGAACCTTCTCCGTTCGGATGCCAGCGATATCACTCAGCACCCTGCTGGTATTCATCTGGACGCGCTTGATACCTTTAACGGGCATGATTACCTCACGTCAGGATTTTGTAGTCGGGCTCTTCACCGAAAAATGACATATCCCAGTCGGTTACAGCTTTGATGACATTAGCGCCAGCTTTTAGCGGATCTGATAGTGCCGTAGTGTCACCTCTGGCGATGTACCAGTCTCGCTGTGGCATGGTTGCGGTAACGCCATTACGCTTCAGCTCAGTAAAGAAAATCAGGTTCGTGGTGAACTCTTTACCACTGCCATCAACGGCAACCTCATTGTTAGCCGTCCAGGTGCAGTCAATCAGGTAGGGGGTTCCGGTTGTCCAGGTGCTGTTCCAGTCGTCGTAGACTCGCGGGTAAACAGTGGCAACATTGGTATAGCTCCATGCAGCTGTTTCAGACACCGTTATCCTCCCACCGGATCACCTCCGGATTCTCCGCCGCAACCTTCCGGCACAGCAGATACCAGTCACCGTTGCTTTTGACGTATCCGGTAACGCGTTTACCACTGTCGGTCATCACCCAGACTTTGACAAAAGGCTCAGGAAGCCTCTGCTTGACCGATATCAACGCCATCATCGACTCCCGTTGCGCATGCAGCCGCCCCTGGCAATCCAGATGCCAGCGAAAGCGGTGTTAGTCGGATCAGGCGGGATCAGGCTTGTAGCGCATCCATACTTATCTAGTCCCCTCAGAAGCCCCAGAGAGGCTTTCCATCGGTCAGCAAAAGACAGGTACCGAAATGAGCGTGATGCGCCGTTGGGCCCTGTCTGAGAACTGATGTACTTGTCACCCTGCCCCAGCGCCATTAGCCCCAGCAGGTAGGACTGTATTAGCAGAGCGGTTGCGGGAGGGTAATGCGCATCCAGACACTCCTGAATGCTGCCAGCCTGCTCTAAAAGAGCCTGCAGGATGAAATCAGGCAGCGTGATACCGACTGACTCCAGATATTCCTTGGCCTGTACTGTGGTAATCATGCGAGCCTCTGATAAGCCCTCCGAAGAGGGCATAAAAAAACCGCCTTAGAGGCGGCCGTTATTCAGCAGGGAAAAGCTGTTCGAACTCACCTTCCGGCAACAACTCGGTGAGCTTCTCCAGGCCCAGGTTGCCTTTATGCTCAATGCCCAGCGCATCGAGTCGGGCAATGACTGCCTCTTTGCGCGCTTTGTTGTCAGTGCCAGCACCCGGAGTTGCAGGTAGCAGTTCCGCAGCAGCTTTATCGGACAGCTTGCGCACATGCGATTTAAGTGACGGGTGTACTTTGCCCAGCTCAACAACGTCACCAAGCGCAACGCCGTGCCACGGCTTAACCACTTCGTATTTTTCAGCCATGATTGCTCCTTAAGCCAGGTTAGCGCCGTAGACCACACCGGACAGGCCTTCGCCGTCCTTCTTGATCTGCAAACCTTCTGCGGACATGATCTGGAAGTTGTAGTTGCTCTGCGGCATCAGGCGCGGGAGCGGTACAACGCCCACAGCCATACCTACCAGAGGAGAAATCACATCCTGTCGGCGCTCGTACGCCAGGAACTCGTTACCTTCCAGTGCATAGGTCATCTGGATAGACTTAGCAGGAATAAACTTGCTGATCGCATCCAGAACGGTTCCGCTAAGCAGCGCATTTGTGCCGGTGTTGATATCCACCAGATACGGCTTAGCCATGTTGGCCCAGACTTCAGGGCTCACCCACAGCTTGTCGTAAGCTGTAACCTTGTTACGGCGGGCAGTGAGGCCAAATGGACCTGTAGGGCCAAAGAATGCCAGTAGCTCAGCCGGTGTAGCGGTGGTGAGATTGATATTGGCGCCGCCAGCGCCACTACCCAGGTTAATTTTCTGAGTGTTGCGATGGTTCTTCATGCCCTGAGCCGGCATACCTTCCACAACAATGCTTGGAGCGCCATTCAGGTAAAAGTCTACGCGCTTCTTGTGGAATTTACGCATCTTGGCCGACTGAGACTCCAGAGCCAGATCGATGCCGACAGTGCTCAGTCCGGCAGCATGGCGCCAGTTAACGCCGTAACCAGCAGTGAATACCGGGATCGGGTCGCCATCAGAACCAAACTCAGTATTATCGAAAGAGTAAGACGCCTGACCATCGATGCTGATAGACACATCATCCGCGATATCGCCAGAGACGTTATACAGCTTTGCAGTTTTCCCAATCGGCAGCACGGTCTGCACACCCATCAGGTCATTGACGATTTCCATGCCAATTTCCTGATCGCGCATCTGGATAATCTGGCGGTCAATTTCGGCCCAGAATTCACGCGTAAAGCCTCCGATGGCATTCGCCGCCAGCATTTCATGCGTCATGCGCGTGCGGTACGCGTTGACCATCATGTCATGCTGGGCGTTATAGATATCACGATTGGCCCACAGCTCACTCCAGTGCCCTTGCAGTCGGCGGTTAGTAGCCAGTGTTTCAGCGGTAAAATACATTATTATTCTCCTGATTAAGCGCCAGCACCTGCAGCGGCTACGGTACCGACGCGCATACGCACGCGGATGAAATCGGTAGTGCTGGCTGCGATGGTCGCATCGTCCTGGCTATAGCCAATCACCGAATCGGTGTCTGCAGTAGCTTTGGTAAATTGCCCATTACTACCCAGCTTGATTGGATCGTCTTTGGCGTAAGTCCCCGCCACGCACAGCAGCGCCAGCTCGCGGCCCTCTTCTACGTAGTTACCCACTGCGGAGTCGCCGGCTGGCACTGCTTCAGTGATTTTGAGACCCTGATGATAGGCAACATCGATGATGTAGATACGACCAGCCAGCGCAGTTGCCTGCGCAAACTCATTGTCGTCATTGATGACTGCAGCGGTACCGGGCAGCAAGGATGCGGCAGTAACGCGGGTTTCGGTCTTGTACAGAGACTGACCGTCGATATTAACGCGACGATAACGTGCCATTATTCTGGCTCCTTATTTGAAGTATTCGGCAGGGTTAGGTGCACCGGTTTCTTTCTGCTGCTGCGCATTGTTGGTGCCCAGCGGAGCAGCTTCGCCCAGTGACTTGAACATCGCGTCCAGCGCATCGCCAGAAAGCGCGTTGGCCACGATGTCGCCATGGACCTTAGCTACCGCCTCACGCTTTGCTTTCTCTTCAGCGCGGGAGTTTGCAGTTAGCGTTTCAGTGAGCTTGTCCTGATTGGCCTGTAGGCCGGTGATCGCATCCTTAATCGGGTTCAGGGCTTCGGCGAAGTTTGCGGCCAGGCCTTTACCGATTTCGCTGATCAGCTCTTGTTTCTCTTCAGTGGTTAAAGGCATGTCGCCCTCCGTTTTGTGGTTTGGTGCAGGCTGTTCCTGCGGTGTGAAAAAAGATTTGAGTTTGTTGACGACAGCAACCCATGAACTCTGGCGCTGAACCTCTGTCCCGGTATCATCAAAGACAATCTTTCCGCCTTCAGACTTGTATCCGTAAACCTTCGGCTCGCCATTGTTGAGGATGATTACCGCTTGCGAGTCAGTGAAGTCAGCCACCCAGGCGTATTCTTTCTCGCCAGGAGCGAATTTATCTTTCGCTGCCTTCTCCAGCCTCCGCTCACGCTCGCGATAGGTTTCCCCCACCAGAGCGCCGGAATTAGCTTTCAGTGGAGTGGCAAGATCAGCATTTACCATCATCCCTACCCCCTGTTCTGGCGTAGCTGCGCCAACCTCATCCAGAAGGATGGCGTCATGGTCCATCGCGTGAATTTTCGCAACCCATGAAGCCCCCTGAGCTTTCTGCTCATCGTTCGCTTCAAGCTCCTCCAGGAATACGGCAACGCTGGTATGGATTGGCGGAACATCCTCGCCTTTCTCCAGCGCTTCAAGACGCTCAAGGAGGCGCTTTCCGTCATCCGTGCGCTTTGCCACTTCTGTATCGATCCACTTCTCGACGTAGACGCGGTTGCCGGACTTCTTGACGTTTTTGTTCCATGCCCCTACATAACCCACATTCAGCCCCTCAGGACTAAAAGCAGAAACAAACTGACCGTTGACCTGTGGATGTCCAATCGGTGCCAGTGTCCCCTCCAGGCCACTGTAGTGCTGGTCAATCTCACTGGCCGGATACAGACCGCCGTTCATGACCACGTTCGCCGGAAGGGTGTAAGAAGGAACAACCCAGTGCTCGCGTCCGTTGTGCTGTTCGCGCCGGATGGCCTTACTGTTCACCTTCGAGGTGACATTAACTTGCATTGGCATGAGTTAACCCTTAGCCCATTGGTAGCCACGGGCTTTCATTGTGTTAAATGTTTTCTGAGCTTTATCGATGATGGTGTCACTTAACGGCTTGCCGCTTTCATCGACCATAACCGCGATCGTGGAGCATTTGCAGTTCACGCCGTTTGCATCCTTAGCCCACCACTCCCGCTGCTCTTCTGCGGTATACAGATGGGCGTGACGCGCGGCATGGGTGCTTCGGGTCGTCGGGCTGAGCGCTGATATGTGCATCTGCTTTGTACGGATGCCATATCGTTCTCTGGCTTCGTCGTCTTCGTCCAGGCGCGCACGGCGCAGCGCGGTGGTAATCTCCGTCCTGGCAATACGATTAGCCCGGCGAGACTCAATCCCCGTCTGCTCAGTAAGGCGCTTAGCTATCTCCAGTGGATTTTGTCCGCGCCCAAGTCCATCGGTCAGTATCCGCGCCATATCCGCTTTCACACTGGCGCTGAGGTTCTTCATTTCCTCGAAGGTACGAGCGCGAACAAGAATCAGCCTACGTCGGTACGGTTCGCTGAGAAGGATTGTCGATACGCTTTCCTGTCCGGCAGCGTACACGGCTGATTGCTGCGCCAGATTGGCAAACTCCTGCGCCGTGCCGCGCTGATACGCCGGGTTGACGTAATCAGCCCAGAACCAGAATCCTGTCTCGTTATCTGCACCTAAAATCTCATCAACCAGCAATGAGGCATTGCTGAGGAGCATTGATAGCTGGGTGGAATCGAGGTCGAAGGTGTAACGCTGGTTTACTGATGGCGATGCAGGAATGCGGTCGAGAATGCCCTTGTACGCCTTGCCAATTCGCTTCATTCGCCTGGCGAACTCGCTCATTGCCCCGCGCTCAAGTCGGTCGGCACCCGTCGGGTCTTTAAGGTTTCCCGGAAGTATCGGTGACTTCGCTTTCCTCTTCGTCATCATCTACCTCTGGAAGTGGTTCGGGCGAACCCTCATACCCGGCGGCCACGCGAATTTCTTCACCAGTAAACACCTGCTCACCCGTGCCGATGGAAGCGCTGTTGATTTGCGACATCTTCTGAGCGGCATCCAGTTTTTCACTGTCGCTTTGCGCATTGAGGTCGTCCCAGATAACGGTCTTCTGACTGACCGGATCGAGGATGCTTAATTCGATCAGCTTGTCGCAGAAGTCCTCAATCTCGAATGACAGGTCGCCACGGCGAGACTGGCAGCGAGTATTGAAGTATTTCTGGTCTTCGGTGCTGCTGCGCTCGGCCTGCTGATTACCAACCAGAATGCGCGTCGGAATATCAACCCCTGCGGCGGCGGTCTGCAGGTTTACATCGTACGTTGGTGACGGGTCAGAAACCGGAGAAACCAAGGAGGTTACGCTGGCACCCTGGAGAGAAAGCAACACATCATTGCCGCGATTCATCTCGCGTGCAGCGTCGTTGAATCTGTCCTGCAACTCGTCAACACTGACGCTGTACATTGATGCCAGATTGGCAAAGTCGATTTCTTTATCGAAACTAAGTGCTAACTGTCGCGCTGCGTTCTTCAAGAATGACTCACCAGACCCGCCCTCTACCTTCTCCAGGCTCACAAAGGCGTTATAAGCTGGCTCAAGGAAGCCAATAGCATCGTCTGAGTAATCACCAAGGATGAAAACGCGATCGGGGTGGATGTTGACGCGGCGACTTGAACCATTCGGCAACCGTTCAGCGTACTGCCACATCTTCGGCTGTCCGTAGGTTTTCGAGTTCAGGCCAGTGTCCCAATCACCAACTGTCAGAGAGCCTGCCCATGCGACAGTAACCTTCTGGAGCATCTTGCCTTTCGTTACAGGCTGATCCCAGGCGAGGGAGTCATTGACGTGCAGAAGGATGCCTGCATAACGACCGACAAGACGGCGACGGTCCGCCTCAGAGAATGAGCGCCAAAACCGGTTGGTGAATACCTGTTTGGACTTTTTCTCCCAGGCGGTTTCGTTTTCACTCTCGTCGGCATCGTCACCCTCAATGATTTCCGGGTTAGTCTGCCAGCACTTGCCCACCAGCTTCTCAACGGCACCGTGAGCAATACCACCGCGCCGGTACAGGGCGTAGAGGTTTTCGTATGTGACCTGCTCAGGGAATCCATATTCGCACCACGCAGAATTACGCTTGGCGTCCAGCCCCATCGAAGGGTTAAGCATCCCCATGCGGGCGCGAGCAAGCCTGGCGTCGTTAATCGCGTGATTAACCGCCAACTGTAATTTATCGTTCATGTCGTGTCCGTTGATTATCGAAGGCGTTTCGGAATCATCATGCCGACACCCTGCTGTTTACGTTTGATATGTCCATCAAGGGAATAGCGGATGGCGTCCCACGTATGCTCATCACCATCAGCCAGTTTCGGCAACACCTCACCGGTGATGCGGTCAGTTTTGTACGACCACATGCGAGCCTCTCGCGCCACGTTCTTGCAGCGTGGATGGATAATGATTTCGTCGAAACCGCGAAGGTGCGCGATTCCGTCCTCAACGCTTCCCTGCCATTTCTCAGCGGCTGAGATGTTGAAGCCCTGTCGCTTGAGATGGCTGATCGTCTCGGGTCGAGCGGAGTCGGCCTTGATGGGCCAGTCACGCGATCCGGGGATTGTGTCGTATAGCTCTGGCATGTGGTCGAGCTCTGTCTGCTGCCCGTATGCCTCGTATTCGATGTACAGCCGGTTGTGCAGGATGAACGAACGCACCAGTGTGTTAGGGTCTTTGGCGAAACCGAAGTCGGCACCGAAGAACAGGCGCTCAGCTTCTTTCCAGAGGTTTTCCGAGAACTCAGCGATCCGGTATTTACCGGCCAGAACCTGCTTATCAGAGTTTTCGAGGTAAGCGCCTTCCCACACCCATGCGTATGTCGCCGGGTCGAGGCGGCGCTGATCGTTCTGTCGCTCACCTTCAAGCACGTCAGGGAACCACGGGTTATCCGTATAGTTCATTTCAACGGTGATGCAGTCGTCGCCAGCCTCTTTGCGGAAACGCTTGTCCGTGGCGCTACCGTCGCGCTCCGGGTTCCACGTCACCCAAATCTCTGAGCCTTCCTCACGAACGGTCGGGCTCAACTTCTGCCAGGCTATTTCGCTTACTGATTCAGCCTCATCAACCCAACAGAGCAAGATTCTCGCTTTCGACTTGATACTGTCGAGGTTATGCCGCAGACCGCAGAATACGTAGTTAACGCTCTTGTCGATGGTGCGGATGTACTTCTCGCCGATATCAAAGTTGGCGGCCAGCCAGGGAACAGACAGGATCGCCTGTTTCACCTCCTGCATGCTCGACTCTTCCAGCGAGTTCATGAACTCACGCGCGCAGAGCACTACGCCGCTTTCACCGTTCATCATCGACTGGTAAGCCTTTACCGCAGTCATCAGTGCGAAGGTGCGCGTCTTGGCGCTACCACGTCCACCGTGCGAGCATCGATAACGCTTATTCACCGCAGTGAACAGCGGCGCAAGCTTGGCGGGGATCGGCAGTTGAACGGCTTCACTCATGCTTTCGGCTCAACAGGTAGTAACTGGATGATTGTCGGCTGCGGAGTCATGCTGCCATCAGGGCTTGTATGCTCGACTTTCTGGCGATTAGTGTAGGCATCGCCCATTTCTTTGGCGGCCTGCTCGATAAGTTGCGAGGTCATGCCGTAGTTCTTCATCTTTTCAGCGTTGGTCGCCATTCGGTCGAGAACGCGCAACCGGTACGCTTTATTTGCGATCGGGATGTCGGCGATCTCATTCTGGAATCGTTTACGGGTGGCGTTGAACAGGTCAATCCACTTCTGGCTCAACTTGGCCGCCATTGCGTTCCCGGGCGTATATTGCGACACCTGCTGCCGCGAGACATCGATGCCGTATTCAGCCTTTACAAGCTCAATGACTTTTACTGGCGGCTCGTAGCAGGCGAGCGATTGAACGATGAAGGCTTTAACCTCTGTCGATAATGCTGCCACAGGCTACCTCCATGACAATCTGAATAAAGCGTTACGCCAGCTTCAACATGCACGTCCCGCATGACCTGGCTATATCGATATGAGCCACTTCTGCTGGCGCATTGGCCGCATCAACGAGCTCCTGTACTTCTTTGCTGGCACCGTATCGACGCACGACACCAGTGAATTCTTCGACGTCGTGGCCGCGCAGTGTAAGCACTGGCTGCCCGGTCTCTTTGTTGAACCTTGGCGCACCGAAATCATCGGTGGCCTGGGCAATGTGGTAAAGCTCATGCTCTACCAGTGCGCAGAACTCAAGGTCGCTGCATTGCGAGCAGTAGTCAGCTGCCAGCGTGATGATGAACTTCGGGATTCGCCCGAACCATTCATACATCTGCTGTTCCATTCTGGCTTTCTGCCAACCACCGACCCGGAGCATCACCTGCTCGGCCTGGCCGAGGACGTAGCGCCCTTTCTTCGCGAAAGAGTCAGACGCCCACATGAAGCAGAGGTCAGCTTCAAGCAGATGTTCGTGGTCAGGGTTATGGATGCTGCCGGAATCGCTGAGGATTTGGCGGCTTACCCACTCATGCACTTCATTGGCGGTAATGAGCCGGGTGTATGGCTGCCAGTTGTCGGAGGCGATGAAGTTAACTGGCGGATAAGGCCTGCGCTCGTCATCGTTAGCCATGGGTTACTCCGTTTTTTGTTCGGTCTGCTCATCCGGTACCGGCGTGAACTCCACGCGCTTCACATCAGCAGGAGCGAAATACAGCCACTGCCCCGTTTCGGTCGCCAGCGGCACAAAGCCGTTCACCAGCTCAGGCTGACGTCGTGACATCTTGCCCGTGAAGGTTTCGCCTGTTTGGGTGGTTAGCGTGATTTGGTAGATGTCGGACATGGTTACCTCTTTGCCTTGTCGCAGCTGTTGCCCTGCTTCTCAGAAGTGCTTAGCCACTTACGGCTTACCCGTCAGCAAGATGTGATCACCATCCTTGCGGGGTTACACAGATCATTATCGAAGCCCCTCAGTGAAGAGCTTCTGTAATGCCGCTATTTGCCGACGCAATTCTGCGTTGGCTACCCTGCTTTCGCTTCCATCAGCGTGACCATGTCAGGGTCCATCTGGCTGACGATCCGCTCACGAGCGCAATTGAGAAGCTTCTTGCGACCACCGACGCCCCACTTATTCATTGC